GGTCTATCGCCAGTGTTCGTTACCATGATGGACGCAAGCTTAATGGGCACTCTCCCGCCGACCACCACCCGATGCCCGCAAAACGCAGACATGCTTATCCGCTGGCCAGATCGAGCAAGATACAACGCCACGCCAGACGCCATGATGGTTCCGAATGCAGCTACCCAATCTGCTACTGACCCCCAGTTCACGCTGCTCACTACCTCTTCCATGTTCACTCCGATCCGCTGGTCGGCCATTGTTGGCTGCATGAGCTTTCAATACGATACTGTTTTTTTATACAGTATCGGTGCCGCATGTACTTCCTTCTCGTCCGCCGCCGTGACCACGGCATCGCCATCCCATCCGACAGCCTAAGGAAGGTCAAGCCCCTGCGTGCGGACGTCCACATAGGCGACCACCACAGCGAACCCCTGGGCCGTGTGTCGACCCAGGCCTGGGTGTTCAATCCGACGCCTGGGCCCGACATCATCCCGCGATTGCACGACGCCAGGGTCAACGGCATGGCCCAGCTAGGCATCAACATCAACGGGGTGGAAGAGATCGACGGCGTGCTGTACGCGCAGTCCTGGTGGTGCAGGGCAGAATGATGGCCGGCATACCGAAAGCGTGGCTGGATGAGCTGAACGACCAGTTTCCTTTGGTAACCGATCCAGACGGGCGAGCCGCTGTGCTCGATGAGATGGCCTATGCCGCTCACCGCCGGCGTGAAGTCAGTTCGGAGAACCTGGTCGACATGCTAGAGCTGTCCGAGGCGGCTCGCTACTGGGCGCTGATGGAGTTCGAAGAGGCCTATCACATCGGCCTGTTCAAGTACGAATCGTGGGAGGGGATGGGGAGTGATGAGCCTGGCCGGATCATCGTTGGCAGAACGCCAGGGTGGGGGTGCTGAGGCTGTCTAAAACTGCTCGAAAGCTTCTCGGTTTTACTGGGCGAAAGTCGCTGAAACTGGCCGAAGAGTATTAGACAGGCCGGATGCGCAGGCCGCTTGGGGCGCGGCCTTAGCGTCGAATCTCACGCTACTGTTGCAGTACTGGCGGGTTGAAGCGGGGGTTGACCGGCCATCACCAGCCTGTATCACCTTCAAGCCTGTACTGATTGGGTTCCTTTTTCGCGCTCGTGTTCTTGTCTATGATCATGTCTTCTCGTCGTATCGCTGGCTGATTAGGCAGCGAAGACATCATGCTGAAGGGCCCTTTTTGGGGCTTGGCTTTCTTGAGCTTCAGCTTTCCACTGCGCATCAGTGCCACGGTTTTCTTTCGCTGTGCGTCCGCACGCTCCCTTTCAAGAGCGCGTCGCTTTTCCGCTTTTTGAAGATCCTTTTCCCTCTCCCTGTCCCTATTCTGGGCGCCTGCAGATCGTCCCTTTTTACTCATAAGGTTCCTTCCAGATGGTATCGAGAAATGTGGCAGGAGGCTGAAAATCCGTTCCAAAACTCAAATGTCGACCCTTGTAGAATGCGGGTTGCAGCCTTGAGATTCACGATTCGTTTTGGAACTGATTTTATAGCCAAGGCAGCATGATTTGGCAATTCTTGTATCGGATTGCAAATCCGTCTACGCCGGTTCGATTCCGACCTCGGCCTCCACCATTCGAAAGCCCCGCAGATTAACGTCTGCGGGGTTTTTCTTTGTGCGAGAAAAAGACGAAGTGTTCCGCAACTTTTGGCATGTGTTCCGCAACCTGCCCTATTTTGTGGGGCTGACGACCTCACCAACGCGGCGGTAAACGCGCTTTGTAATCTCTTCCTTGGAGTGCCCCAGCAGCCTGCTGGCGTGCCCGATGTCCTCGATTTCCGACGCTGCCTTCGGCCTAATGTCACGGAACTGGAATTGCCTGACCTTCGCAGCCAGGTCGGTATTTCCATCTGCGGTGAGCTTGCGTGCAGCCTTGTCTCGTGCTTCGCTGAATCGGTTTCTCAGCATCTCCCAGCTCATGCGTAGGCCTGAGTCGTTGGTGATCAGTCGCGAATTGCGCACGCCCTGCAGCTTTCTGCGCTCAAGCAGCGATTCAATGAACCGGCCAAGCCCGGTCAGTTCGCCATTGATATGGCGCCGGATGCGGAGCTTCTTGTCAGTCTTGTTCTGGTCCACCCACAGGTAGTCACCATCCAGGTCAACCGTGCTGAACTTCAGCGTGTCGGCAGGGCGCTGCCCGGCCAGGTAGGCCAGGTCCATTGCATCCTTGAGCCCTTGGTCACCCTCGGCATAAACCGCATCCCATATTTCGTCTGCGGCGTAGAAGTCGCGGACTTTTTCCTTATTCCGACGAACCGCCAGGCAAGGGTTGCGCTCGGCAAAGCCCCACTCCATGGCCATGGTGAAAACGTGCGAGAGCAGGGCAATTTCCCGGTTTGCCCGGGTCTTCGCTGTGCGTGCATCCCGGTACTGGGCAATCACTGGTGGTGTGATCGCCTCAATCGGTGCGTCGGCGAACGCCTTCAGCTTCGAATGCGAAGGCTAAGGCTTGCATTGTGACGTCCCGCAATTCGGCCCCTTTCTCAATACGTCTTATGGCATTTCTTGAAACGCCTGACCTGAATGCAAGAGCCTCAATGCTCCAGTCCAAGCGTAATCGGGCAGGAGCGCAGTGTGAGCTCTGAAAGCCGTTCGGTAGTTGGTCCACGCACCAAGCGATAATCTCAATCTGTTCGTCATCAACGGGCAGCAGAATGAGGTTTCGGTCGATCTGGTCTTGGGATATCGGTACGCCACACTGTATGGATAGCCAGTATATTTCTTTGCAGATGGTTGTTGCAAAGACTGAATGGGGCGTGGCCTGAAGCTCCTGAGGCTGGTTCAGTCTTGGTGCTTTGGCTCGTGGGGGACGCTGATGGCACTGAGAAGCCTTTCGCGGTCAGGGCCTGACAGCGTTTTGGCGAGATCTTCGATTCGGGAGTTAATAAGTCGCTCTAATTCACGTTGAACCCACCAGGCTGCGACTGTGTGGTACTCCATATCCTCGTCGGTAACCTGTATGTCATAGAAGGTTCGAGGATGGGTTAGCTTATTTCTTGCGTACTTTGCACTAAGAAAATCTTTATAGTCTTGACCTGTGCGAAGTTTGAAGTCTAACGACCAGATTTTCGATGCGAGTTTGAATGTCCGCTTGATATTGCTATCTAGCGTTAGGAACTTCCCATTTTGGTCGGGAAATATTGAGAGGGAGCCGAGTGTTTCTTTATCTTTAGCCGATAGGTTTTCCTCCGGGAAATAGCCTAAGCGCACTGAAGATCTGAGTTCCACTTTGAGACACTCAACTGCTGCTTCGATGTATGAAAATACGGCTCTGACAACGCAGCGCCTTAGGTATTGCGATTGCTTATCGGCGTCGATCGTTTGGTAGGCTGCTTGTATGTCTGCCATCAGCTCCGCTAGCAGGTCATGGGTGCGGATGAAGCCTTCACCTTTGTCTGGGGCGCTGGGCATGCTGTGCTTTCTCCGGTGGGCCAATTTTTGAGTTGAAAGCCCCTAGTCTCAACGTGGCTCTGGGGCTGCTTGGATCAATCAATGTCAGAGCGGATCTTAGGGCAAATTTAGGGAAAAACCGAGGCCGCATTAGTCCTAAGCAGGTCATTCGACTTGCTCAATTACCCCGGATTACCGACGTCGTATCCTTCGCCGGCCAGGGTCGTGACGGTGGGGTGCGAGAAACTACCGGCACCGGAGGCGTGGTTCATAGAGCCGTTCGCGCCCATCTTGACCGAGCGCATGCTCAACGAATTATCGCAATCACCGACCAGGGCGACCGTGGATTGATCGCGCTTAAAGCCTGTCAGGCTTATGTGCGTGAAGTCATCAGGTAATAAAGAGGCGAGCCGGCTGAATGCTTAAACTCCCAGTCTGGCCTGTCTAATCCGCAGACTACCTTGATACACCTCAGTAGGGGCGGGGGAACTGAGTACCAGAATTTGCGAGTCAGAGCCCGCCCCGAAATATTAAGTTTAAAAACGGCACTCGATCAATCAAGGCTGGAGGGTTGAGCAGCGGCTATAGATTCGAAGATGTATTTAGAGTTGTATACTGATTTATATTCGATAGTTATGCGGGATTTAGTTTGAAGGATGCCCTCAAGAGTCATTGGGGGTATTTCTCTTGCGTATTAATTTGGAATAATATTCGCGACTCGTTAACGGATAAGTAATTTCCGGGATGTAATGCGGAGTAGTTGAAGGTTTCGAACTCGATTCCCTTGAATGTTTCCTGTACGAAGTCATGAATGATGTTTTTGGATTGTATCTTTTTGTTGTCTACAGAAAAATAAACCCCTGTAATTATTGCTGGTCCTATGCCTTTGTTTTGGATGCTGTAAGAGTAGATTTTTTTGTTGGGGTCTAGTGTAATTTCCATATTTAAAAATGGTTCGCACATAAGTTTCATGTGTTCTTGCTGTTTTTTGATTTGATGCCAGGTAAGCGCCAATGCTAGTGCTGCTATAGTGACGGAGAGCAGTGAGATTCCTGTTGCCCATAGGTCGGATGAGGCCTCGGGAATGGTCCATGAATACATTAGGTTATAAAAATTATTAATTTCCATATCGGGTTCCGACTAAGTGAATGTCTTTGGTCCTTAGATGTTCCAGCGCTCTCTTTGGGGAAAATATGGGGCAAGTCATACGCCATTCAATGCCAATCTATGCCCATGTCCATTATGAAGCCAGAATGCA